AGAAGAAAGGATGGCGCGACATCAAGACGCCGAACGTGCACATCGGTGCGGTATCCGAGGAGCAGACGCGGAATACCTGGGAGCCCCTGCTCCAGATGCTCGACGGGCCGGTGCAGTATGAGTACGCCGGCCTTGAGCCCATGGAGACACAGGTCAATCTGCCCGAGGGCCGCGGCAAGATTCTGCAGCGCACATCAGCCGCCCGGACAATCAAGGGTGGCCGGCCTATCTTTGCCGTGCTCGACCAGACAGAGGAATGGGTCCCCAGCAATGGCGGGCCGCGGCTGGCAAACACCATTCGCAACAATGCAGCAAAGGTGGGCGGGCGCACGCTCGAGTCCCCCAACGCATTCATCCCGGGCGAGGAAAGCGTCGCTGAGAAGTCGGCGGAATACGCTGAGTCTATTATGCGCGGCCTCGCGCGTGAGACCGGCCTGCTCTATGACCACCGGGAAGCGCCGGCCACCACAGACCTCTCGGATAAAGAATCGCTGATCGAAGGTCTCCGTGTGGCCTATGGCGATAGCTCAGGCGATGCCGAAGGCTGCATCATTCACGACCCATCATGTGAACCCGGCCATGTCGACCTCGACCGGCTGGTTCAAAGCATCTGGGACCCGGCGTCGGACGTACAGGTCTCGAGGTCGGACTTCCTCAACCAGATCACTCATGCCTCGGATCAATGGATCGACCGACCCACCTGGCGATCGAGGATGAACCTCGACAGGGCCGTGCAGCTGGGCGACCAGATCGTGCTGGGATTCGACGGTTCGCGCGGGCGCAACCGCGGCAAGGCAGATGCCACCGCACTGATCGGCGTGAGAATCAACGACGGCCATGCTTTCAAGGTACGCATCTGGGAGCAGCCGCCCGGGGCAGCCGGCAAGGACTGGGTGCCGAATGTGATCGAAGTCGACGCCGAGCTGGCCGCCTGCTTCGACCGCTACCGGGTAATGGGCCTCTATGCTGACCCTTCGGGCTGGGCCACACAGGTGGCTGCCTGGGAGGCACGGTATGGCCGGCGTCTCAGGGTCAAGGCTCACCAGCAGTCACCGATAGCCGTGTGGCCCCGAGGTAAAGACAGCCGCGTGGTCGAGTACGTCGAGCGGCTGAGGCTGGCAATCATCAATGGGGAGATGAGTCACGACGGCGACGGCGACTTAGAACGGCACGTCATCAACGCCCGCACGCGCGAGACCAAGACAGGCAGGATGCTCTTCAAGGCATTCCCGGATTCACCCAACAAGATTGACGGGGCATATGCCTTGACTATGGCATGGAAGGCCCGGACCGATGCGCTGGCCCAGGGCATTGGCAGATCACGCACGCGAGGGAAGGTAACGGTTCTACGATGACGACACTATCCTTCGCTCCCCCGACCGGATTGACCGATACCGAGCGAGAGCTGTACCAACTCAACCTTGCCCAGCTTACTGAGAAATACAACCGCGCGGTCATGCGCTCTAACTTCTACAACACACGGAAGCTGCTCGACGAGGTGGGGTTTTCTATCCCCCCGAACATGCGCAATATCGAGGCGGTACTGGGATGGCCGGCGAAGGCAGTCGACGGACTTGCGAGCCGGCTGAAGCTGATCGGCTTTGTCGAGCCGGGTCAGGCTGAGCCCAACGAAGACCTCGACTATCTGTTCGCCCAGAATCGCATGGCCATTGAATGGCCGATGACGCAGATATCCACCCTGACCCATGGGTGTGCCTTTGTCGCGGTGACGCCGGGTGATGTGGCCGGCGGAGAGCCCGAAGTGCTCATCCAGACTATGCCGGCGACGGAAGCTACGGGCATCTGGGACGTACGCAAGCGACGGCTGACTTCGGCCCTATGGCAGCCCGAGATGGAAGCCATGCAGAAGACTCGAGCTATCCTCTTCACTGAGGAGAATACGGTCGAGATGAGCCGGGATCGTACCGGCCCGTGGACCATCAAGCGCACGCCCAACAAGCTGCCGCGGCTGCCGGTCACGATGGTCGTACACCGTCCCCAGCTGACGCGGCCCTATGGCGCGAGCAGAATCAACCGGTCGGTGCAGTACCTCACCCAGCTAGCCATGAGGACTCTCCTACGCACAGAGGTCTCGGCCGAGTTCTACAGCTCGCCCCAGCGGTATGCCATGGGCGCGGACCCCGAGGCTTTCATCGGTGAGGACGGCGAAGCAATCACCGCCTGGGAGACGGTGCTCGGCAAGGTGTGGCTTATGGGCAAGGACGAGGACGGTGACGTTCCGTCTGTCGGCCAGTTCGCTCAGGCGACTATGCAGCCCCACATCGAGATGATGCGGATGATTACCACGCTCTTCGCTGGCGAGACTTCGCTGCCGGTGTCGACCCTGGGAATTGTCCACGACAACCCGGCGTCGGCGGCTGCTATCGACGCGGCCTGGGCTGACATGGTTCAGCAGGCAGAACTGAGTCAGGTCGAACTGGGCATCCCGGTGCTGGAGATTGCCCAGAATGCGCTCATGGTCTCGGAGAACAAGCGGGAGCTCACTAAGCCGCTGGTTCTGATGAAGCCCAAGTGGACCGATCCGTCTATTCCCACACGGTCTGCAATGGCCGACGCGGTGACCAAGGAGATTGCAGCCGGCGTGCTGCTGCCTCACTCGCGCATTGCGCTCGAGAAGCTGGGCTATGCCGAGTCGGAGATTGTCCAGATTCAGGCCGAGCACAAGGCGGCCAAGGAAGAGCAGGCACAGCTTGATGCTCAGGTAATGAACCCAGTACCGGGAGGGCCGCCTAGTGCGCCAGGAAACAGTGGAGCTCCGCCGGCAAAACCTGGCGCTTCTTTCCCGCCTGGACGGTAGCTGGGCCAGGGCGTGGAGGCTGCTCGACCTCAATCATCTCGACAAGACCTTTCCCAAGTGGTCGGCCGCGGTGGCGGGAATCATCGGCAGCTTTCGCGGTGAGGCTGCGTCACTGGCGGCAGAATACATGGCAGTGTTCACGGAATACCAGGCATTACGCCCACACGTACTCGAGCCGGCTCAGTTCAACACCAGCATGAGGTTCACTGGGCCGGTCACTGTGAAGCGCATGATGTCTCGCGGGAGTTCGCTCGAGCAGGCCGGCGTAGCTGGAATGCGGCGGTCATCGTTCGCTGCCCAGAGGTTCACGCTCGACGCCGAGCGAGACGTGATCAGCAGGACCGCAGTGGCGGATGGGGATATCGCCGGCTGGAAGCGTGTAGGTGTCGGTGACTGCGACTTCTGCCGCAAGTTGATTAGCAAGGGCACCGTGTACACCGACGAATCTCCATTCAAGACGCATGACCATTGCGCCTGCCTTCCTGAGCCTGTAAGGGGTTGATCGTGGCGATCCGCAAATACATCCGGGATGAGAAGGGTCGATTCGCCAAGGTCGCCAACAACCACCCCGAGGGCACGTTCTTCCATAACATGAGCGCGGCTGATCAGAAGGCCGTCAACAACCAGGAGAAGCGCGACCGCGCCAAGGCGCGCGCGGAGAAGGCTAAGCTGTTCGCCGCTGCGGAGAAGAACACTCAGCCAGTTCAGCCGAAGGAGCAGGAAGTCTCGCCATTCGCGGCTCAGATGAATGCTCATCTGGCGAGCAAGAACTACAAGACGCCATCAAAGCCGCAGAAGGATTACTACGGCAACACCATCCCTTCACCGGCCGCGACCACCTCCCCGACCCCTGAAGTCAAGGTAGGGGCAGCGCTCGACAACACGCCCGAGGGCAAAGCTAAGGCACGGGCCGAGGCTAAGCGCGCACGCGCGAAGGCACGCCGGGAGAAGGCCAAGAACGCGCTCGACGACAACACTCAGCCGGTCACGGTGACGGCTGCGCCGAAGGCAGCTAAGCCGGCGAAGGCCGGCCCGTCTCCCGAGCAGCAGCAGTACAGGCAGGAATCGGCCAAGCTGAAAGAGTCCCACGCCAAGGTCAAGAAGCTTGAAGAGGACCTCAACGACTTATACCATGAGCCGACGAAATATGACTACAATACGTCGGATGGTGGGCCGGCATATCAGGCAAAGAAGGATAT